TGGACAGAATGTTCGTATTGTTGGTTCCAAGGCCCATTTCAAAGACAGTAAGAGGTTGATCCATCCTGTCTTTGAAAAGGGTATGATAGACCTCTGTGTACGTGTGATGAGTTGAATCATTCTTGCGAGGACCCTTGTCACTCCCATACGCGTCCATGAGCGGACAAAGGGGTGTAGGCATTTAACTCAAACCAAGCGAATTATATTAGTAGTTTAACATGGAGCAAAAGACTGTGCATGTTCTTCAGAATCGAGAAAACAGAATCATCATGCACTGGTTCTCGTATGCAATCGCAGGTCTTATGGATATCCAGCCCCCTGCGTATTTTTTTACTCTTGTCAACGAGTCGTTCCACTACGAGACACTGGCTCTTCTTGCTTCTGTCTATCAATTTGCCGCGCCCACCGAGAATGACATTGTCATTAATCACCATGGAGCCGACATTTTCGACTTATACTACCTAAAGAAACCGTATTATTCCTTCGTCCGTGAACTGTTCTTAACAAAAAGTGGCTTGGAACTCAAGTCGGATCCAGTTAGACTGATTTATATCTCACGTAACAAGGTTGACACAATTAAGTGGAGACAAGACGCTAACTACACCAACGGATCTTCAAGGAAAAACATGAGTGAAACAGAACTACTAGACAAGCTTGGGTTCGAATGTATTTATTTGGAAGACTATCCGCTTGTGGACAAGATCAAACTGTTTCAAGAAGCGAAAGTCATCGTAGCACCTTATGGTGGTGCGTTAACAATGTGTTACTTTGCAAACAAAAAGACGCAAGTAATCGAGATACGTAACGACGAATGGGCTCAATATAGGGGCATTTGCGAAAACCTTGGCATTTCGATTCTGACCTACACAAAGATAACAAACTTACCAGGAGAATTGAACTTTACTATTGATGACGTGGATGATCTTGTTCGCATAGTCAACGGAGTTTGCGCATGAATACCTGTGTATTTACGTAGGGATGGTTGGTAGATATGCGTTTGTGGTAAGCTGACCTAAATGCGTCAATGCCCCGCGTTGTCAGATCGGGTCCTCCCCACCCATAATCATCGAAGATCAACAGCCCGTCAATCTTCAGCTTGCGGAAGGCAAGAACCGCGTCTTCGAGGACATAATCAGGCTCATGGTTTCCGTCAATGTAAATTATATCAAACGACTCGTCTTCAAACTTGGGAATTTCATTGTGGGAGAATCCCCGAACGACAGTGATTTTTTCCTTCTGACCGCTCGAGTCAAGGTTCCGAGTGAATGCATCGTAGACAGATTCCTGGCGCCCCTTGTATTCCGGATAGTCATCGTAATCCAACCAGGGATCAATACAGACCATGCGACTGTCGGGGTGAGACGCATACGACCTCCCAACCGAAAAGAGATTCGCACCATAAAAGGTTCCGATTTCTAGGTAGCGAATAGGATGAGACGGCATGGGTACAACACTAAACCAGTTATCCGCAGTGCGGTAAGAAACACCTTCAAATGACATACTTACAACTCCAAATCAAGGTGTAAGTACTATTGTAAGCGAAGAACTCCACCGACAAATCGGAGTTTCCTTCCCATCGCTTGCTGCTGACGAGGGCGTAACGACACTTCACTAGCCGCCGTCACTTCCATATCCGTAACCACCACTACATCCTCGGCAATTGCAACTTCAAAATTGTTTGACCGAGGAGTCGCGTACTCGGTCTCCACCTTGATCAACTCTTGAATTTTCTTCAAGGCCGCAATTCCCGACGCATCCTGGAACAGTCTCCAGTGCTTCCGGATATGCACATAGTAGGCGCCACGATACTCCTTGGTCGAGCGTGTCTTGACAGCATTCCGCAGGGTCTCCAAGCACGATTCGACGGTTAAATAGACTGGCTTGTGCAGACGTCGGTTCACGGAATTGTGGAGACGAAATGTCGCAACCATAAAGGACTGACGCGAGTTCATCATTCCGGGAAATTGGATACGATACCCAGTCAAGGCATTTGCAAAGTGGTCACGACACGACGGACATGTAATCGTCTCTTGAAACATCGTCAACCACTTGGTCATTAACGTCTTTTCGGCTTCAGACGGTGCGTCTGGATACAAGGACGCTATCGAATGAAGCGTCATCCATCCGAGTGGTCCCCACACACTTGTCATTACTTGATTATGCGGGAATCATTCCCGCGACCATACCGCCATCCAGGATTTCCTTGACAAGGTGGGGAGGGGCCTTGGAGCTGACGCCGATTCCAGCCTTGCGAAGACGTTCCCGCGCCTGTGAATCAGATAAGGACCGCACAGTACGACGAATCGTCTTTTCACGCTTCTTCCGGCCCGCTTCTGTGAGAATCCGCAGTGTTCCCTTCCGAAAGGGAGGGGGTTTCGCAGGGTCTGTCACACCGGACACTTTACGGGTCGTCCGCAACGAGCTCTTGGGATACGTCTTTTGGGTACGTTTGGCAGCAACTTGCACAGGCGCAGAACCACCAGTCTTGACAATTTTGTAGACTGGCTTTGCGTCTGTCATTGTTAAAAACGAAGACCTTTTATTTACGGAGTTAGATTCTTACAGTTACCATGGAGTGGGCAGCAGCATCCGCATACTTTGCAAGTGGTGTTCGTCGTCTCGTTGATCATCAGCTCGACTCCTTCGAAGATTTCGTCCGCAACAAGATTCCCCTCATTGTCCAGTCGACTCCTCCCATCACTGTTTGGCACGAACTGGATGAGGCCACGAAAAAGTACAAGTACGAGTTCCGACTTCTCTTTGAGAATGTCACCTACACCAAGCCCAAGCTCCAAGAGGCCACGGGTCGTGTCAAGCCCATGCTGCCTGCAGAGGCGCGTGTTCGCAACTTCACCTATGCGGCCCAGATGCACGCGGATATCCGGTTTGTGGCTCGCACGTACAAGGGCGAGAAGCTGGACACATTCGACGAGGAGTCCAGGGTGTTTGAGGGCATTTCTCTTGGCAAACTCCCCGTGATGCTTGGATCCAGCCTGTGTCTCCTCAAGGATTATCCGGCATCTCTCGCCGAGATGGGCGAGTGTTCTCACGATCCCCTGGGCTATTTCGTCGTTCACGGATCCGAGCGCACCATCCTCTGCCAGGAAAAGGTGGCGGATAACCGAATCATGATTTTCCAGAACAAGCGCACCACATCCAAGCATCTCTATTCGGTCGAGATGAAGTCCCTCCACGAGTCCTTCACCACTCCGCCCAAGAAGCTCGAGATCCGGTTGAGTTCCAAGTTCAATGGCTACGGCTACCCGATGATGGCCTGCGTGCCTCGGTTCCGGGAGGATATTCCCGTCATTGTGTACTTTCGTGCACTGGGCGTCGTAACGGACCGGGAGATTGCCCGCTTGATCTGGGGCTCCGAGACGGAATCCCACTGCGAGTTGCTGGCTGCATCGTTCCGCGACGCCTCCGAGCTCGGGATCTTTAGCCAGGCCGAGGCAGTCTCCTACCTGTCGAACCACCTGCAGTATGGCACCAATCAGGAGGACAAGTGCGCGTATGTCCGCCACTTGCTCACCACCGAGTACCTGCCCCACGTTCGATTTGCCGGAGAGACCACCACTCCGGAGATCTTGAATGCCCGCCGTGCAGTCTTGACCGCCTCCATGATTCGTCGGCTGCTTCTCACTTACTGCAAACACATTCCGCTCGATGACCGCGATGCCTACCCGAACAAGCGCGTTGTCACGACGGGAGCCCTGCTGACTCACTTGTTCCGCCAGCTCTTCCAGAAGGTGTGCAATGATACGCGTAACGAGTTTGTGCAAGAGGTGAATAACGATTCTTGGAAGAAGGGCGAGCCGCGGCCTCTCGAGATTCTGTCCATCAATAACCTATACAAGATCCTGAAGCTCTCCACGATTGAGGGCAAGTTGAAGCAGGCACTGGCGACGGGCAACTTTACGGTGCTCGGACTCGGCACATCCTCATCCACATCGCTCTCGAACGCCACCAAGGTCGGTGTGTCCCAGGTTCTGGCGCGCATGTCCTACGCATCCACCCTGTCGCATCTCCGCCGCATCCAGACACCAGTGGAAAAGTCCGGCAAGTTATTGGCACCTCGCAAGCTCCACGGCACGTCTTGGGGATTCATGTGCCCGGTCGAGACTCCAGAGGGCCATTCGGTTGGTATCGTCAAGACCATGTCGCTGCTCACCTCCGTGTCCCAGCACGTTCCGTCGCACACGATCCTCCACTTTCTCCGCGACTATCCACTCACTTGGGTGGAGACGGCCCGGGTCTATGAGGGAACAACCATCACGGTGAATGGAGTTCTGGTGGCCTACACGTCGGATCCGCACACGCTTGTTGTGGCGATGCGTGCCGCCAAGCACTCGATGCGCCTTCACCCGCACACGTCCATCGCGTGGTTTACTCTGATGAATACGATCTGCATCGAGACGGACGGTGGTCGTGTCGTGCGTCCCGTGTTTCGTGTCGGTGCCGCGCCTCCTACAGGAGAGGCAGCCAAGGATTGGAATAACTGGGTCAAGACATGTGTCGAGTACATTGATGCCTCCGAGACGGAGACCTTGCGCATCGCCTTGACGCGCGATCTCATCACATCGCACACGCACTACGAGATCCACCCGTCGCTCTTGCTGGGACATATGGCTGCAACAATCCCGCTCTCGGACCACAACCAGTCGCCCCGAAACACCTACCAATCGGCCATGGGCAAGCAGTCCATGTGCATCTACGCGAGCAACTTCACCAAGCGCCTGGACAAGAACGCGTACGTTCTGTGCTCCATTACTCGGCCGATTGTCGAGACCCGGAGCATGAATTTGCTCAAGATGCACGAGATGCCGTTTGGAATGAATGCAATTGTCGCCATCGCCTGCTACGGCGGGTACAATCAGGAGGATTCGATCATCATGAACCGGTCTGCTGTGAATCGCGGCCTCTTCCGAGGACTGTACTATACCATGTACAAGGACGAGGAGCACCGCAACGTAACCTCCGGACGGGAGGAAAAGTTCATGCGTCCCGAGAAGAAGACGACTCGCAAGTACAAGAATACCAGCTATGCAGCCGTGAATGAGCACGGTATCCCAATCCTGAATTCGACCTTGCAGGAGAATGATGTCGTGATTGGCAAGGTGGTGAATTTGCGCCACGATACGGCGGGATATTCGTTCCGCGATGCCTCGACAACCCACAAGAACTCCGAGACGTGTCGTGTTGATGGAGTGTGGCAGGACAAGAATTCAGATGGGTACCCGTTCGTGAAGGTGCGCGTGGTGTCCGAGCGTATCCCGCAGATTGGTGATAAGTTTTCGAGCAGGCACGGACAGAAGGGAACGGTCGGAATGCTCTTGAACGAGGAGGATATGCCGTTTGCAGCATCCGGGTTGCGGCCGGATCTCATTATGAATCCTCACGCTGTCCCGTCCCGCATGACAATTGCACAGTTGATGGAGTGTATCTTTGGCAAGATTTGTACCAAGAAGGGATCGCTTGCAGATGGCACGCCGTACAACCACCTCAAGATTGACGAGCTCCGAAAGCAAATGGTGGAGCTGGGCATGCACCCGTACGGCAATGAGGTTCTGTATAACGGACAGACGGGTGAAATGATGGAGGCCGAGATCTTTATGGGACCGACCTTCTACCAGCGCCTCAAGCACATGGTGATTGACAAGACCCATTCGCGCGCGCGTGGTCCGATTGTCTCGCTGACTCGCCAGCCGTGTGAGGGCAGGAGTCGTGATGGCGGTTTGCGTGTAGGAGAGATGGAGCGCGATTGTATGATCTCACACGGTGCTTCCGTATTCACGAAAGAGCGTCTGATGGATGTATCGGACCCGTTCTTGACGGGAATCTGCAAGACGTGCGGAACCTTGGCGGTGGTGAATCCGGCAGAGGGGATCTATTCGTGCGGCTCGTGCGGCAACATGACGGATTTCGTCCAAAAGACCATCCCGTATGCCATGAAGCTCTGGATGCAAGAGTTGGAGGCTATGCATATTGTTCCTCACATGGTCATGGGCTAGGTTTCAGGATCTTCTTCAAGAACATACGCTTCAGACTGCCCCCGATCAAGTACGTGTCGCACACAGCATCCCACGCCGCACGCTAACACGAGGGCAGCAATGACAATCGCTGTCCATTGATCCTGATCGGCAGTCATTGTCTTCTTTCGCACGCTGCGTTAAAGATGGAAATCTTCATGTTTCATTCCGCATGCAAACAAATCCGCCTTATTCGTACTTCCTGCAATCGTTTGTTCGTCCGGTGATTCAATTGCAATCGGGTACAGCATAGCATCGCGACGACATCCGAGTTCGTACGGATCAAACAAGACCCAATCGGTCACAAAATGATTTTTGAATGGAATGGCGACATCATCCACTGAAAAGAGATCGGACAAGTACTTGGCGTACCGATGAGTCACCATGTAACACTGGGCGCCCCATGGATTGGACGTGCCGACATTTCGGATAATGTACTCTCCACCGACATGCGACCAATTTCCTTGTGGAAAATTGACATACCCGAGCGACAAGACATCTGTATTCCCTTCCATCATGTGAGGCGTGACTGCATCGATCAAACGATTAAACTGCTTGTGGAATCGGACATCGTCTTCAATGATAATGCCAAGAGGATCCCCGGACTTTGCGAATTCAGCCAAGGCGCGCATGTGTCCGAGTGTCGCTGCACACCCCGTCGGGTACGACGTATCCCGCTCAAAGCACGTCTTGCCACGACGCTGCACTTCTTCATCGGTCCACAGGGGTGACGGTACCAGGACAATGTCGAGGTTCAAGGGTAGCGCGGCTTTTATCAGCCGTTCGCCGCGCCCCCAGTCGCAATTAACCGCATAAATCCGCATTCCAACTTCCTGTGTTTTGTGTGTAGATTGTTTGCCGTGAGAAAAAATATTGGCATTGAACACAACAAGCAATATGGGTGGTGGTCTTCTTCAGCTCGTCAGCTACGGTGCGCAGGACATCTACATCTCCGGCAACCCCCAGATCACGTTCTGGAAGGTGCTCTTCAAGCGTCACACGAACTTCGCGATGGAGTCCATTGAGGTGACGTTCAACGGCCAGGCGGACTTCAACCGCCGCGTGACGGCCATCATCAACCGTAACGCCGACCTGATGTACCGCACGTACGTCCAGGTGGTGCTGCCGACGGTTGACCTCTCGGGCTCGACCAACTCGACGGTGACGCGCTTCCGCTGGCTCAACTACGTGGGCCACCGTCTCATCAAGACGGTTGAGCTCGAGATTGGCGGCCAGCGCATCGACCGCCAGTACGGCGACTGGATGCAGATCTGGACGCAGCTCTCCCAGGATGCGGGCACGGTCAAGGGCCTCGATGACATGATCGGCAACACCCACGACCTTGTCCTGATGAAGGACCGCAAGGGCTATGCGCTGGACCAGTCGTGCGCGGGCGCCGAGCTGACGAACACCTGCGCGCCGCGTTCGGGCACCCCGGCCAAGACGCTGTACATCCCGCTCCAGTTCTGGTTCTGCCGCAACCCGGGCCTGGCGATCCCGCTCATCGCGCTCCAGTACCACGAGGTGCGCATCAACGTGGAGTTCGAGCAGTGGGTGAACTGCACCTACTATGAGGGTGTGGCGACAACGGCGATCCAGTCGCTCACGGCCGCCTCGCTGTACATCGACTACGTCTACCTGGACACGGAGGAGCGTCGCCGCTTCGCCCAGCAGTCGCACGAGTACCTCATCGAGCAGCTGCAGTTCACGGGCGCCGAGTCGATCACGTCGAGCTCGAACAAGATCCAGCTGAACTTTAACCACCCGGTGAAGGAGCTTGTGTGGGTCGTCCAGCGCGACTCGTTCATCGACTGCTCGAACCCGGGCGCCCAGTCCTCCTTCATCCAGGAGGTCAACGGCTGCCAGCCGTTCAACTACTCCGACGACTTCTCGACGGAGGGTGTGATCATGGACGTGCTCGCCCGCGGCTCCCTGGGTGGCGGTGCCTCGACGCTCAACGTGCCGACGACGGCCGACGGTCCTTCGGGCCCGTACCTCCCGGGTGTGGGTATCGCGGCGGGCCCGTCCCTCCAGGGCGCCAGCTGGCTCGACACGAACTTCAACACCAGCGGCAACGACCAGTCCTACATCTTCGAGGACACGACCAACTACCTGCTCGCCAAGGTGGTGCTCGACTCGGGTGTTCGCTGCACGGGCAAGAACCCGACAGAGGTGGCCAAGATCCAGCTCAACGGCCAGGACCGCTTCACGGAGCGCGAGGGACGCTACTTCAGCATCGTCCAGCCGTTCCAGCACCACACGCGCACGCCCACCCCGGGCATCTGCGTGTACTCCTTCGCGCTCAAGCCGGAGGAGCACCAGCCGTCGGGCAGCTGCAACTTCTCGCGCATCGACAAGGCGACCCTGCAGCTCACGGTGTCCGTCAACACGGTGCGCTCTGGCCGCACGGCGCAGGTCCGCGTCTACGCCGTCAACTACAACGTGCTGCGCGTCATGTCCGGCATGGGTGGCCTGGCGTACTCCAACTAGAGACAGCCGAGTCCAAGATCACGAAGAAGAACCAAACACAAAACCCCAAATGGACGCGAAGAATCGCTTCCATTAAGGTAATGGACGCGTACGTAATTCATCTTCCGCATCGAACGGATCGGATGAAACTTATTCAGCAAAACCATAAAGTGTACCCCTGCTTGAACTTGAAGGTTGTGGAGGCTGTTGCACACGAAGACGGTTTGTACGGATGCTTGCTATCACATCAAAAGATTGTCCGCATGGCCCGCGATGCAAAGATGCCCTATGTATTGGTGCTGGAAGACGACTGCAAGTTTCTAGTCACGAATGGTCAACTCAAGGTACAGTTGGAGCATATGGTCGACTACCTTGCACGGAACCCGCATGTGCAAGTCTTGAATGGATGTGCAAACTTTGGAGAACCTCAACTCTTGACGTGGAAATCCGAAGGCGATCTCACGTTCTTGCACGCGGAGAGAATCGCGACAACTCACTGTATTCTGTATTCTGCGCGAGCCTACGATACGCTTCTCGCATTCGGGCAAGACCATGTGATTGATGTTAACATGAATGACATGCGAATGGAATTTGTGTTCCCATTCTTGGCGACACAAGCTCCTTCGTATTCGGATATTCAAAAAGAAGAGGTTGATCATAGAATTGCCCGGACTTATGCGTTTGTGAGAGACGTCTTGTCGGCAAACGGTCGGTAAACCTTTCGTTCTTCCATGATGAATTCGACAAGCTTGTCAATCTCGATCTTGTGCTGTGAATACGGGCGGATGGAGTGAGAATCTGCATACAGGTCCCGGTAAATGTCCGTGGGATGATACTTCCACTCGTGACGGTCGATGCGTGCGTACGAGTTTCCACGTTCCATCATGATAAAAATAGACGGATCGTGGTAAGCCTTCAACTTGTAGGTTGCATACGCTTCGTCCACACCCCAGTGCTGAATGACAGTCCCGTCATTGAGTGTATGGTTGAATCCATTGCTGAATTCACTGACTCGTTTCACCGACTCGGGCCACGTTTCCGGAAGATCCAGTACCTTGGTGAACATCGAGCCCTTTGCAACGTGGTAGCACGACGGCATATTATCGGAATGGGGGTTCAAGTGAATGTACTTGGTATCGGGAAACGGTGCGATCAAACCCGTAAAGTAGCGCCGAGAAATGGGGAGCATGTCAATGTCGGAAATGATCGACACCTTGTCCGGGTACTGCGAAGGAATCCAGTACCGAACCCAGAGGCACTGGAACGGAACTGGAATATCCGGGACCGGCTTCAGTTTGAGTACGATGCCGTAGGTCGTGTCGATCGGAATGGTATGATTTTCATCAATGTACACCAGGAGCGGCGTGACTCCAAACTTGACCTTCCAGATCTTGGACACGATAGGCCAGAAATCCAAATAGAATGGATTCGAGTCCGAACTGTGAATGGCAAGATCGATCTTCATTGTAAGTAATGCCGGACACTAAATGAAACTGGTTTCCGCGGTGGTGCGACAAGCGGATCGGTCCACGAATCCACAATGCAGCACGGGAACTGCTCGTAGAAGCGAATTAATGGGCACGAACGAAGAACCACAGGGGTTGCGCCGCAATAAAGAGCTTCGTAGAACCGGTGAGTATCCATACCCGTTCCTTCAGGGCATGGGACAAACTGTGCAGATTCCAGGCGCCGGTAATAGTCTGGACGATTCAAGTCGGGTGGATCGCGAACAGCATCTGGGAAGGCGTTGGAACATGCAGAACGTGCCGAGTAATTGGTGTTAGTGGTAAAGTTCAGGTAGACTGGGATCGTGCGATCCACATTGGACGGTTCGTAGGTCGCCAGCCACTCGAGATCCCGATCAGGGAATCCGAGTGGGATGGTTGTCAGTTTAGGGTGGGTGACGGTGGTATTGATGGAATAAATGTGCTGGGCGAACGGGAGGAGCATGTCGAGCTTTTGCTGGTCAAACCGCTGGTCGGAATTGTGGACAACAAATGTAAAGTACTTGCGAGGAAACCGGTTAAGACCCGATGCAAACTCCTTGACATAATCTCCATTCAAGAAGACCATATCTCCACTTCTTGCAGCCGGGAACGAGAATGTCACTGGGTACCGGGGATCGTACGACCACTTGCACTCCTTCATAAACGCTTTCCCGGAAATCATTGTATCTTATAAGGAGCTCATGGTAAACGTCTTTTCCTTTTGCTTATACGGTCCCTTGCATCCCCGTTACTACCCGGATCCAATGAATGAGAATATCAATTTGGTCTTGAAGTACTTTCCGGACTGGAAGGTCTTTGTGTATTTGGGATCCGATGTCGATCCTAGGTATATCGAGCATCTTGCGACTGCACCAAATGTGATTTTGCGGTACACGGGACTCACAGGAGCTGCGAATATGATTCACCGGTTCTATGCCATTGACGAGCCCGGTGTCGAGACCATGTTAGTTCGGGATGCAGACAGTCGGATCCACTGGAAGGATCGATGGGCGATCCGGTCCTTCATGAAGAGCGGGTACTGGGCGCATACCATTCGCGATAACTCTCAACATAGTACATCCATGATGGGCGGGTTATGGGGACTTCGCAAGGAGGCTGGGCTCAACATCCATGCGGAATACGAAGCATTCAAGAACAATCCGAGTTCAATTGGAATGGGTCACGACCAAGATTTTCTAGCCTTGCAAATCTATCCAAAGATCATGTCGCACATGCTCGTGCATTACAGTTTTGAATTGCGCGGGATTGGAGAGCACGCGGTTGAATTCCCCTTCAAGTGGACCAACGACATTTATTGCGGAAAGATCGAGCAGGTTGGATATGTAGAACCCACACAACCCACAGCACCCGCACAGTTCCTGCCTCGCTCATTTAAAAAGTCTGCGTAAAACACAAATGGAAACCATTCGTAAGTTGCTTGGATACTCTCCGCCGCCCGAGACAGCCCCGGCGCCTTCCTACCAGGAGGGAGTTATTCGGCCCGACCCTCCTTCCCAGCCCCCGCAGCAGGGTGGTCGTCGTATGGCGGCCGTGGGATCGCGCCGTAAGGTGTGGCATGGAACTGCGGCCCATACCCCGGGAGGCTTGACGCGCAAGGATCTCAAGATGAACAAGTGGGGCCGGATCGTGTCCCGCAAGAAGTCGGCGCGTGCCCACAGCGGCCACGCATTCACACGGCGCCACTAGACGCGGCGACGAGTTTTCCGCCCACGACGAGTTTTCCGCGTACGACGTCTGCGCTTCCTGGACTTACCAGCTACGAGGTTATGAAGGGAATGATACTCAATCGTATCATCTGGAACAGCTGCTGGGTACATTCCCATCAGGATAGTTCCATCATCTCCGACACGCTTAAATGTGACAAGAACAGTGCCTTGTTCAGTGTAAAGGGACACATACTTCACGCCATCTGCTTCCACAAAATCAAATTTATGATTGCCGTCTAGGGTATCGTCGGGAAGGTTAAGGATAGTTTCCTCACCGCCATTCATGATGTTCCGTACAATTTCAAGTATATCAGCATCGCTTCTGCCGTTAAATGCCTCGGTGACCTCCTGGTTCATCTACTTATATGCGACGACGAGTTTTATGCGACGTCATTAAGGAACGCCCGGACTGGATGAGAGGTCCATTCGGCTAGCTTGCAGACGATATGACCCATGCCTGGAAAGACACGTGCAGCTTCGCGGTAGGCTCGGATCGTGTCCGGCGACTCGATATTATAACCAGCTCCCCATGAAATGATCGTCTC